TAACTTCGCTTCGTTTTCTTTAGAAACCTTTAGCATTACATTCCAGATGTAAATTTCTGAAATTCAAGAACATTTTTAATGGACTGGTGTTTCCACTTAATGTTGTCAACGATCTCTCGAAGAGTTTCCTCTAACGTTTTGAAATAGACTATCCGTTCCTCACTTTTTTGTAGATCCTCATCGGATTCAAAGAAGTAGTGAAAGTCAGACTTCAGAACTTTGAGTCCATTAAACGGATCATATGGCCATCCATACTCCTCGATCTTTTCCTTTGAGAGTTTACCCGAGAAGTGTAACCATTTATCACGCAACAGAATTTTCTGAGACATCTCTCTTTTCTTCAATTGCAACTTAATTATGCTATGCAATTCAAGATATTTTGCGTGATTCTTACTGTTCTCTTTCGAGGCTTCGTCTAAACATACTGTATCAATTTGCGAGTCCTTTTTCCACATCGCAAGGATTTCATCAAGTGTCATCATATAAAACTATTTATTACTTTATAATATTAAATTCGCTGTATCTAAATGTAACGTCGGCTTGTAAGTATTCTACGTCTGTTGCCTGTGTGGTGAACTCTACACCACTTAAAGAAGTTGGAAATGCGTCTTTGAACTGAAACTCTTTATTCCCATTGTTGTGATTTGAGAGAACACTTAAAATCATATCAGAAAAGTCTAATCCAACATCTCGATTCTTAACCATCCAATCAAAGATTTCACTGTAGTTCTTCATGTCTTCATCAATCGCAAAACGAAGAGAAAGAGAATCATATCCAACGGTATCCCCAGCCTGAAAAGAAGTGTGTCCTCTAAATCCTTGAGCAGATTCCCCCATAGTCACTGATGGAATTGTGAATCCTGTTATGAAATACTCGACGTTTGCAAATCGATTACGGTTGATCGTAAGACGAAATCCAGTGGGTGAAAGAAAATTAAAATTTGTTGTAAGTCCCGCCATGTATGTATTTATAAAAAAGAAGGGCCTCCAAACGGAGACCCTTCCAAAGATTATGAACTAATTAGATTTAGCTCTGTCCACCTACGTTGATATTACCAACACGAATACTACGGAAGTATGGGTTCGTGTTTGCTGAACCAGGCCCAGCAGTAAGAGCAACGAATGGATTCTGTTGTAGACCGTAACGGGTCTTGAAAGCGATCTTCGGTTGGAAGGTCGTTTCATCAACTGCACGTACCATCGTGAGAGGAACGTAAGGGCAGTAGAACAATCCAGCGTCGTATGGATTAGATCCACGGAATCCAACAGTGGCGTAATCACCAGTTGTGTAAGGATCGACGTAAACCTTCATGCGACCGTTAAGAACACCAGCGAATGTATTTCCGGTGTCATCAACGCTGAGGTTGGTGCTCATTGCGGGAGCGTAGTCAAGTTGACCAGCGGCAGCCAAAGCAGAAGCAACGTTGCTAGAGCAGATAACGAAGTTACCTTTTCCGCGACGAGTTTCCTTTGCGATAGCATTAGCTTCAACTTCCAATTGGTAGATCAAGCTCTTGAACTTTTCAACAGCCCAACGTCCATCAGCGTCTGCAACCAAGTCGAAAAGACCGTCTGTACCAACGTTTGCTCCACCAGTCTTGGCAGTGCTGTTGATTGTGCGGATAACTTCGCGATTGATTTCAGCGAGGATTTCAGAAGAGAGGATGTTAGCCAACTCAGATTCTGCGTCCAATCCGTGGATTGCCTTCAGATCTTGAGCGAGTTCCATCGTGTACTCTGCCTTCAACTGACGTGTCTTTGCAGTTACCGTTGCCTTTTCGATTGTGAAACCGAGTTCAGCAGGATCAGCAGCTTCACCAGTTGCTGTCGCGATTCCTAGACCAGATGTGTATGGAACTAGAGGAGAATCGAGAGTAGCTGCGTAAGGATCTGTTCCAGCATGTGTACCAGCTCCACCGAAGTCTGTGTCTGCTTCATTGAAGCCAGCTTCTGGATCAGTAGTTACAATTGCGCTTCCGTCACCATAACGTGCCTTCATTGCGAAGATCAAACCCGTTGGGCCTGACATCGGCTGAACACCAGCAACATCATATGCGATCAAGTTCGGCATAGCGCGGCGAACCAAGGAGATTAATACTGGATCGTAATTTACAACGGATCCTGTAGTCGTCTGATTTTCATTGAGCATTCCGCTAACTCCCCTTTCTTCGATAAGAGCACGTTCTGTGTTCTCAAGAAGTTTGGCGGTTACGGCTCTGCGGTAGTTGTCCTTGAACTCTGGCGCGTCAGCGTGATCGAGTACAGGAGCCCATTTCTTTATGTCGTTTTCTGCGTTAAACATTTTTATGTTTCCTTTATATTTGTAAGTAAATTATTTACTTGTTGTGGATGTTTTGTTGAATACGGCTTAGGGAAGACAAATACTTCTGCATTGTCGGAGACAATTCTGCAGCAGGATTAGCTTCTCCTTCGACGATAATTTCTGTTTTGTCAGAAGAAGTTTCTTCTTCCAACTTTTGTGTAGGCTCTTCCTCGTTAAAGAAAGATTCCTTGATTACCGAAACCTTAGTTTCGAAGTTAGATGCATCGACGAATTCGATACCTTCTAGTAGTTTGACAAACTTTGAAGTTTGGGTAGAAGTCAGATCCAAAGTTGCTTCGGAAATGATCTTTTCACGTTGAAGTTCTACAATCTGAGAAGCGAGAATATCCCGTTCTTCAGAGATTGTGATGAGTTCACTCTTAGTTGCTTCAACATCTTCGCTGAGACTGTCAACCAAGTCAACCTTGCTTTCTGGTACTTCGATGTAGCTCTCAACGAATAGATCCTTGAGGTTCTTCATGAAGTCTTCAGCAATGTCGGTACGCAACTTGTTGTCAACGTACTCTTGGTTTTCGCTCATCCAATCTTCAACTACGTATGTGATGTAGTTGTCGATCTTTTCAATCAAAGTTTCGCGAATGTATACGACTTCTTCTTGCAAAGAGTCTTCGTATGTATTCTCAAGTTCTTCTTTGATCGTAGCGACTTTGTTTGCAACAGCAGCTTCGAAGAGAATTGATGCCTTGGCTTTGAAGTCTTCGGTAAGATTAGAATCTGCGTCAGCAAGAACCTTAAGATCCGTTGCAAATGCTTCTTCCATTTCTTCTTCGTCTTCTTCACCATCAGCTGAGGACTTAATAGCATCATAAGCGGCCATTAGATCGTCCTTCTTCATTCCCTTCATTTCCTTGTACATGGCGTTGACCATCTCTGCCTTTGTTTTCGGCGGAGCAGACTTTACCTCTCCTTCTTCTATCTCATCCTCTTCATCTTCATCATCTCCGTTCATCGCTTCAAAAGCTTTGGAAAGATCATGTTTCTTCATGGATTTGATAGTAGAAAAAGCGTCAGCAAGGATACCTGCTTTAGTTTGAACACCTTCTTCAAGGTTTTCTTCTACTTCTTCTTCAGAAGACTCTTCAATGGTTTCTTCGTCTACTTCGACGGATTCTTCCACTTCATCATCTTCATCTTCGTCATCGTCAGACTCTTCGTCATCGGATTCTTCTTCGTCATCTTCTTCGTCTTCAGCTTCGTTTTTCTTCTTAGCCTCGCCGAGAAGAATATCGAGTACTGAATCAGAAAGGGATTCCTGAGATTCCTCAGCAACTTCTTCAGGTGTATCCTGCACAAGCTCCTGATTCTCTACAAGATCTTCTTCCTGTACGTCCTCGACAACGATTTCTTCGTTCTGTATTTCTTCAGACATTTTGGTTTATTTCTTATTTTGAATTTAGAGTTTGGAGAGGAAATCTCTGAAAATTCGTTCCTGAGCCTCAGCTATCTGAGAGGAACCCACCTTCTTAATTTCAATCTCATATTCTTCAATTTGTTGAGGTTTTAGAATACCATTCTCCAAGATCCAATCAACTCCTTCCATGATGCCATTTACAAAGGCTTCTGGGGCGGAGGGGTCTTGAACAATGTCAACAGTCGCAAGAATATAATCATTCTTTACGAAGGTTTTGTTTTCTCTTGATTCAACAGTTCCCATACCACGACTTGAGACACCTAGCTTGCAACCTCCTTCTACGAGGCCTTTCACTATCTTACCCATTGGTGTATCCAAGATAAGTGCCTTTCCTACAACGTTATTACCGTCCCATTTAAGTTCGGTAATACGATGTGAAACTTTATCCAAGTTAATTGCAGGGCCTTCGGGATGATTTAACTCACCCACGGCACGACCCGTCTTAACTTGTTCCTTTATATATTTTCCGGTTGCTGATTCCAGAACCGATTTAGGATAAATTCTTTTATTGCGGTTTTCTTTTTCCGCTTGCATAAAGACGCCTTCAATAAAGACATCCTTGCCACCTTTTGCGTTGGTTTCGGTGATGTACTCTAATTCTACATCTTGTGTTTCTGTTATTAATTTCATCTTAGTTTCCGAAACCTATTGCTGTGCAGGTGATTGTTGCGGCAGACGTAAGAACCTTTTCAGCATTCTTTTTCTTAAGAGTGATTTGACCAGACGCAGGAACATCAAATGTTGCGATTGCGACTCCTGCACTTGTTTGGAGAGTAACTAGACCTGAAGCACTCGTAAGGGTGTTACAGATATAAACATTTGCCGACGCAGATATATTTGAGGCTGCTGAATTCGGGGTTTCTTTTGCTGCGAGAGGTGTAATTGTCATTTTTATACTTTCTTTTTAAGAATATCTGCCATGTCATCCAGTTGAGATACTGAAATGGCTACTTTGTTTGTCCACCAAGAAGGCAGATTGTCTTCGGGACTCATTCCCGATAAAATTTCTTCCATATTGTTGAGCGCTTCACGAGCAACACGAATACCAACAAGAGCTGAAGCAACGTCGGTGTGTCCGTCTTCTTTTTGAAGAACCTTTTGTGATTCATTTATAAGTTTTTGCCAGTAATGACTCATCAACTTCGTGATAGTTCTACTTGTTGTCCTAGTTGAAAGAGATGAAAGTCTACCGTATCCTTTTGATGTGGATTCTTTTTCTTTGGGTTGCTTTCTCCATCAGAGTACGCTTTGTTTGCGATCAAAGACTTCGTGAGTTTTGTGTTGTCATAGATCTTTCCAAGAAGTGTATCAACTTCAGATTGTTTGATCTTATCACTTCCACCTTTGACAAACTTATCTGCGGATACTGCTTCATCGATCTGAACTTCTTCTTCTACAACCGGAACAGTCTGGTTATTGCCATCATTAAAGATTTGCGAAGTCAATCCAACACGGCGAACATCCATCGCGGT